AACTCTACTATAGGTAGTGCTCATACTGCAAATAGTCTTGTTTCTCAAAAACCAAGAACACTATTTTTTAATAGTCAAACTAAGTTAGAAAATGCTAAATTAAGACTTAATAAAGAATTTTATTTTAATCCTTCAGAATCTATAGGATTAGGAACTATATCTGGTGTTGGAATTGGATCAACTTTATCATTCTCAAATCCAGGTACTGGAATAAGTGAAATATTCATTCCTACTAAAGCACTCTACTTTAAAAATCATGGATTGTTGACTGGAGATAAATTAACTTATTCTACTAATGCAGGAGCAGCAGTATCAGTATCTACTGATGGAATTGATGGATTTGCACTTACACAGGGACAAACAGTATTTGCAACAAAATTAACTAATGATTTAATTGGAATTTCTAGTGCAAGAGTTGGATTGGGATCTACAGGATCTTTAGTTGGAATTAATAGCACTACATCAGTATCTACACTTTATTTCATTGGAGTAGGAACTGGAGTATATCATAGTCTTAAGAGTAATTTTGATAATACATTAACTGGTACAATAAGTAGATCTTTAGTTACAGTATCTACATCTTCTACTCATGGACTTAAAGCAAATGATGATGTTTTATTAACTGTTCAACCAGGAATAACTACTACTATAAAAGTAGCATATAATGACTATAATAGAAGATTAGTAATAGACTCTAGAACATTTGCATCTGGAGATGTTAGCACTGCTAATAATACTATTACTATACCTAGACATGGTTATAATAATGGACAAAAAGTTATTCATACTGCAACTACTTCTTCTGGTGGATTGAGTGATAATAGAATATATTATGTATCAATAGTAGATAAAAATACTATAAAATTATCTAATAATTATTATGATTCTATAAATTTAGATCCAAAAGTAATTAATATTACTAGTGCTTCTGCTGGAACTATTTCTCCAATAAATCCTCCTATAAAATTAGAGAAAAATTTAAATATATATTTTGATCTTTCTGATTCTTCTTTATCATTTATTGATGGTGGAGTTTCTTATAGTGCATTTGATTTTAAACTTTATACTGATTCAAACCTTAATAATTTATTCTTTACATCTGGAGAAAGTGATGACTTTAACGTGGTTAGTTCTGGAAGAATTGGAATAGATGCAAATGCAAATCTTACAGTTAAAAATGTAAGTGAAATTGATAAACCACTATACTATAATTTAACTCCAACAAAGACTGAAGGAAATACAGTAGTTAAGACTGGAATAATCAGAGATGTTAGTAATATTAGTAATTCCAATTCTGCTACTTTATTATCCAATCCATTAACAGGGTCTCATAATTTAGTTGGAGTAGGAACTACTACCTTCTCATTTGTATCTTCTACTATTCCTCAAAAATTAGAATATACTTCCTCTGATGGTACATTCTCTTACATTACTGATTCTAGAAATGTTGAAGGATCTATATCTAATGTTCAAATTGAACATAGAGGATATCAATATAGAACATTACCAGGAATTAGTACAATAATATCTGATAATGGAATTGATGCAATTTTAGAAACTAAAGGTCCTAGTATAGGTAGAATAAGCAAAAATGTAATTCAAGACATTGGATTTGATTACTCTGTAGATAAAACTCTTAGACCTGAAGCTAATGTACCTCAATTAATTAAATTAGATTTACTTACTTCTTTAGGTACTATTGGAATTACTTCAGTTGGTAAAAATTATCTAGAATCTCCTGGTTTGGTTCTTTTAGATGGATTGACTAAAAAGAAAGTTAGTGATGTTGAATTAGATTATGAATTAGGTGATACTCAAGTTAGTATTTTAAAAAATACTAAGACTTTGAATAATGTTACTCCCACTATACTTCCAATAAGTAATTCTAATGGAATCACTATTACTAGTATTGATTATGATGATGGAAATAAAAATGTAACTTTAACCATTGGAGCTAGTTTTAGCAATGCTGCTGATTATCCATTTGAAGTGGGTAAGAAAGTAATGATTGAGGGAGTAAGTGTTGGAGTAGGAAGCACTGGTAAAGGATATAATAGTGAAAATTATGATTATACTTTATTTGAAATTTTAGCAACAGATCCTAATATTGGAGGAACTCTCGGAACTGTTAGATATAATTTATCTAATATTATTGCTGATGGAGAAGTACCAGGTACATTCCAATCAAATCTTTCTTCTGCTAAGATTGTTGCAGAAGAGGATTTTCCAATTTTTGATGTTAAATTAAAAGTTGATGAATTTGAAAAAGGTGAAGATATAGTTTCTGGTTCTAAGAGAGGATCTTTGCAATCTTGGAATAATTTTTATGGATATTTGAGAGTATCATCTATTCAAGATTTTGAAGTTGGAGATTTCTTTATAGGCGAATCTTCAGGTACTAGAGGAACAGTAACAGAAGTTTTAGTTGATAATTCTTTGTATAATATTGGTGCATCTTCTATAGTAGAGGAAGGATTTAAGAAAAATACTGGATTCTTAAATGATAGTCTACAAAGAGTTTTTGATAGTGATTATTATCAGTATTTCTCATACTCTTTAAAATCAGAGTGTGAATATGAAAAATGGAAAGAACCAGTAGCATCTTTAAATCATACAGCAGGATTTAAGAAATTTAGCGACTTAATTATTAAAAATGAAACAGAAGTGGGAATTACTACTGTTCAGAATGAAACTAAGTTTGAAGTTATTAATGATTTAATATCCATTATGGATATGAACACTGTGTTTGATTTTGATCTTGCTAGAGAAAAAACTTTAACAATCAATTCTGATGTTGTTTCAGATGAGGTAGTTTTTGAATCTAAACTCCTTCAGGATTATAGTGAGTCTGTTGGTAACAGAGTATTAACTGTAGATGATATTAGTGGAGAATTTAATGATAATGCTAGAACAGATGCATTTATGTCTGTTGATACTTTCAATTTAGCAAGTATCAGATATAAAAAGTATCTTGCTTTTATTAGGGATAAGAGATTCACTAAAGAAAGACAAGTGATGATAGTTTCCACTTTACATGATGATATTGGAAATATCTATTTAAATCAATATGGTAGAGTTGAAACTCCAACTGATGCTGGAGAATATGGTAATGATTTAGGATCATTTGATTTGGATATTGCTGGTGATGATGCAAGACTTTTATTCTTCCCTAAGAAGTTTAAATATAATAATTATGATGTTTCTAACGTTGCATTTAATATTTCTGATAGTGTTACTGGAGTTGGATCTACTGGACTTGGTGGTATTGTTAATATTGTAAGTAGCACTACAACTATACCTTTAGGAATTACTACACAACATAGTATAGTATCATTTGCAACCACTTACAGAGGATCTAAGATTTTAGTATCTTATGCTGCTAGTGATACATCATACTTTGAGCATGATGAAATAACTTTGGTTCATGATGGCACTAATGTAGATCTTGTAGAATATGGCCAGATAACCACTGAAATGCTAGATGATTCTGGTACTCCAGGACTTGGTACTTACAGTGCTTATATTGCTGAATCTAGAGTTCACTTAGATCTTCATCCTACTGTTTCTACAGCAAGCACATATGTTGCTAATACGCTTCATGTTGACTTTGGAAATGCTTCATCTGCTGGAGTAGGAACTACTGCATTAAACACATCTAGTTTAGATTCTACTTATACTGCTATATCTTCTAGTGGATCTCCATCTGCTACTACAGTAGCAAAATATGAGACTGAGACATATAATGGTGCTTATTATATTGTATGTGTAGAAGATACTACTAATAGTCATTATCAAATATCTGAAGTAATAACAGTAGATGATGGCACTACTGCTTATGTAACAGAATATGCTATTAATCAGACTGTAACAAACCTTGGTGATTTTAGTGCTTCTATTTCTGGAGATTATACCAATTTAACATTTACACCTATAGCAAGTGCTAATGTTCAAGTTAGAGTATTCCAAAGTGCTCTAAGACTAGTAGATGAAAATAGTTCTATTACTGAAATAGATTTAACCAATGCTACTATTGATACTGGATTTGGTGCTTATACTGCCACTGAGACTGATGTTAAGAGGGCATTTGAACTTAAGCATAGACAACTACCAATCTTTAAGAGAGACTTTGTAGGAAGTGCTGCAACTGTAGTTAGTTTATCTGAGGATACAGTCAGAATACCTGATCATTACTTTGTTACTGGTGAACAGTTATCATACAGATATACTGGTTCAGGAACAACCTCATCTATTGGTATTACCACTCAAACTATTACTGGGTTTGGTAATACTGATAAATTACCATCTACAGTCTTTGCTGTTAAAGTAGATGATTCTACAGTTAGACTTGCATCTTCTGCTGAGAATGCTTTAAAGACAAGTCCTACTTATCTTGATATTACTGCTGTTGGTGTTGGTACTTCTCATTCATTTACTTCCACTAAACAAAACTCAAGATGTATATTGAGTATTGATAATATAGTTCAATCACCAATAGTTGCTACCTCAGTAACTACTACTATAAGTGCTGATGTATCTTCTACTGCTGATACCATAGTTATTTCTGGAATTACTTCTATTACTGGTGGTGATCTATTAAAGATTGGAGATGAAATTATAAAGGTAGATTCTGTTGGATTGGGTGCTACTAATAGATTGCTTGTTACTAGACCTTGGATGGGAACTCAAGCATCTAGTTATACTAATGGTACTTTGATTACTAAAGTAGATGGTAACTATAATATTGTAGATAGTACTGTTAACTTCTTTACTGCTCCTGTTGGATTAACTCCATTATCAACTACAAGTAATGAACCAAGTGAAAGGGATTGGGTAGGAATTGCAACTCATTCATCATTTAATGCTAGATCATTTATGAGATCTGGTATTACAGGTAGTTCTGATGAACCATATTCTAAAAATTATATTTTTGATGATATTTCTGCTAATTTCACTGGTTTGACAACTGAGTTTACTTTACAATCAGGTGGAAGTAATATTGCAGGATTCTCCACTAACAATGCTATTTTATTGGTTAATCAGGTTCCTCAAGGACCACAAAGATATACTGGTAATGTTGCTGTTGCAGGTGACTATACACTAATAGAAAGTGCTGGAATTACTAGTGTTCAATTTACAGGATCTATATCATCTGTTTCTTATGATCCTAATACTGCTAATGTTCCTCTTGGTGGTGTTATTGTCTCTGTTGGTTCTACAGAAGGTTTAGGTTATCAACCATTAGTTTCTGCAGGTGGTACTGTTGTTGTTTCTGGATTGGGAACTATTAGTTCTGTAAGTATAGGTAATAGTGGTTCTGGTTATAGAACTGGTATTCAGACAATTGTTAATGTAGGAGTTCAGACATTAAGCACTGGAGCACCTAACATAGAATTTATTGGTACTGCTGCTATTAGTGGTGGTAACATTGTAAGTGTGGCTATTACCAATCCTGGTACTGGATATACTTCAACTAATCCTCCATTGGTTGTTATAGATGAACCATTATCTTATAGCAATATGCCTTTATTCTATTCTTCAAATCAATCTGGAGTAGGATCAGAAGCAAGAGCTAATATAGTTGTTGGTTTAGGTGGTAGTGTTATTGACTTTGAAATTATTAATGAGGGATATGGTTATGGTGAATCTCAAAAGTTAACCATAGGTGTTGGTGGTACTGTAGGTATTCCAACTGCAGGTGCTACAGAGTTTAGAGAATTTCAATTAACTGTTCAGGAAACTATTAGTGATAGTTTTGCTGGATGGACAGTTGGTGATTTCCTTGTTTTAGATCCTTTAGATTCATTATTTGATGGTAAAACAACTTCATTTGCATTAAACTTAAATGGTTCTCAGCAAACTATTCAGTCCAAACCAGGTTCAAATATTGATGTTGAAGTTGCTATTTTAGTATTCATTAATGATATACTTCAAGTTCCTGGTGATGGATATGAATTTAAAGGTGGTAGTTTTATTACCTTCAAGGAAGCACCTAAGGAAGGTGATACTTCTAAGATTCTTTTCTATCAGGGAACTGGATCTGTAGACGTTACTAATGTTGATATTTTAGAAACAGTTAAGAAAGGAGATCAGATTAAATTATATGATCAAGATTTATCTCTAGAGGAAAATAAGAGAACAGTAACTATTGTCAATTCATCTGATAGTTTGAATACTAATCTTTATGCTGGACCTGGTATTACTACTAATGAAACTTTCCAAAGATCTGTAACATGGTCAAGACAAACTGAAGATAAGTTTATTGATGGTGAGGCAGTTTCTAAGGATAGACCACATTATGAACCATTGATATATCCTAATACAAATATTATACAATCTGTAGGTGTTGGATCTACTGTTATATTTGTTTCTAATATAAGAACTTTCTTTGATAGTTCAAAGGAAAACTATAGTGGACAAAGTGATATTAGAATCATTTCTCAGGATAGTTTAGTGGGAGCATCTGCTACTGCTTTTGTTTCTGTTGCTGGAACTGTAACTTCATTTGATATTACAAATGCAGGAATTGGTTATACCATAGCACCTACTGTATCAATCAATCTTCCTATAGGATTATCTACTTCTCAAGGTGCTAGAGCAAGTGCCACTATAAGTGGAGTAGGAACTGTAAATGCTATTACAGTTTCTTATGGAGGAACTACCACTGGTTTTGCATATACTAGTACAAAGGCTCCTTCAGTTTTAATTGGAGAACCTAAATTAGTTTCTTCTGTTGAAACTATTGAAGATGTATCATACTCTGGTGATTTTGGAATTATATCTGGTATTTCTACAACATCTGTTGGTGTAGCATCTACTGGTATTGTATTTGATCTACTTCTTCCAAAGGATTCGTTATTTAGAAATGCTGCTACTGTAGGGACTGCTATTACTGTAAGCGGAATTACAACTGGATATTACTTCACAGTATTCAATTCTAATGTAGGTGCTTCAGTAACTTCTCTATATCAAGATGGTACTGTAGTTGGTATAGGAACATCCTTCTTAGATAATGTCTATGAAGTTGCTCAAGTTTCTATTGCTCAAACTATGGGTATAGGAATTGGACTAACCTATGTTGCACAAGTAACAGTCAGTGTTCAAGATTATAATGGATTGACTGGACTTGGACATAGTGAGTTCTTTGGGGAATATAGTTGGGGAAGAATACAAACTGCTCCTAGAGGATCAGCAAGAGTATTTACTTCTTATGCTGGTGATTCTACTGGATTAAGTGGTATATCTAGTTCTCCAATAATTGAAAGGGTTAATCCTTTAAGATATGTTGGATACAGTACTTAAATTATATTTAATAAATAACTAAAAAATAGTAAAAATGTCAGCCATTATAACTGATCAACTTAGAATATTGAATGCTGAGAATTTTGTCTCTGCAGCAACTTCTACTGTCAATTCATATTATTCTTTTGTTGGTTTACCTAATGCTACTAATTATTCATCAACTTGGGAATCAAATCCTCCTGCACCAAAGGATAGTTTTGATCAAGAAGATGATTATTGGGATACTATGGTTGCATTGAAGAAAATTACTTCTTCAGATGTACGTAGGATGGTTAATAAGAATACTTGGACTTCAGGTATAACTTATGACATGTATCGTGGTGATATTAGTAGATCAAATACTGCACAACCTTCTGGAGCAACTAACCTATATTCCTCAAAATATTTTGTTGTAAATGAAGATTTTAAAGTTTATATTTGTTTGCAGAATGGAACAGATCCAGAAAATACTACAGGAAGACCATCACTAGACCAACCTACATTTACAGATCTTGAACCTAAAGCAGCAGGTGATAGTGGAGATGGTTACTTATGGAAATATCTTTATACCATTAAACCAGGTGATATATCTAAGTTTGATTCTACTAACTTTATGCCTGTTCCCAATGACTGGGATACTAGCACAGATAATTCTGCTGTAAGAGATAATGCATCTAGTAGTGGACAATTAAAAATTGCTACTATTGTTGGTAGAGGAGCTGGTATAGGAACTGCAAATAGAACCTACACTGGTGTTCCTATTAGTGGAGATGGTTCTGGTGCAGAAGCAACTATTGTTATTAATAATGATGCTAAAGTAGAATCTATTAATATTGCAAAAGGTGGATCTGGATATACTTATGGTACTGTTGATTTAGTGGCTGGAGGTGTTCCTACTGGTACAACATTACCAGTCTTTAATGTTATTATACCACCTCAAGGTGGACATGGTGCAGATATCTATAGGGAGTTGGGATCTAATAATGTTTTAGTTTATTCTAAAATTGAAAATGATACAGAAAATCCAGATTTTATAACAGGCAACCAGATTGCTAGAATTGGAATTGTAGAAAATCCTCAAGCATATGATTCAACTGCTAATTTAACTTTATCTAAAGCTAGTTCACTTTATGCTCTGAAACTTATTGGTGCAGGTTATACCACTGCTACCTTTAATTTGGATGGACAATTTACTCAAACTGTTGGTGTAGGATCTACTGCTGTAGGTAGAGTTGTTTCTTATGATCAAACAACAGGTGTTTTGAAATATTGGCAAGATAAGAGTTTAGTTGGATTTAATAGTGATGGATCTTTAAAAACAGATCCAACATATGGATTCTCATTACACTCATTTACAGCAAATCCTACAACTGGAGGAAATGTAAATATTGCTAGTAATGAAGGCACTCTAGGAATAGATACCAACTTTGGTACATCTGGAAGTCCTGGTATAAGTACCATAATAAATAATAGAACATATTACCTTGGTCAGAGTTTCATAAAAGGAATTTCAAATCCTGAAGTTAAGAAATACTCTGGAAATATAATTTATGTTGATAATAGACCTTCTATTACTAGGTCTGCTAATCAAAGAGAAGATATCAAAGTCATTTTGCAATTCTAAAGAATCATGCCACAGGAAACCAATCTAAACGTCGCTCCTTATTTTGACGATTTTGATGCAAAAGACACTTATTGCAAAATATTATTTAAACCAGGATTACCAGTTCAAGCACGTGAACTAACTGGTATTCAATCTATTCTTCAGAATCAGATTGAAAAATTTGGACAACATGTTTTTAAAGATGGAGCTTCTGTAACTGGAGGTGGAGTTAGGTATAATGGAGGATATAATTCTATTAGAATTCAAATATCTAATGAAGGTGTAGATGTTAATTCATATCTAGATAATTTATTAGATCAAGTAGTAGTAGGTAGTATATCTGGTGTAAAGGCAAAAATAAAGTCATATATTGGAAAACCAACTGGTGGTAATTGGTACGTTCTATTTCTTACATATTTAAATACTGGTGGAGAAGGTAATGAAGTATTTTCTTCAGGAGAAAGTTTATTATTAGATAATAATGTAGTAACAACTAGAAGTGGTTTAGTATTTCAACCAGGAGAACCTGTTGCTCAATTAGTTACTGGAGCATGTTCTTTTGTTGGATCTGCTGCAGTTTTAACTGAAGGAATATATTTTCTAAGAGGATATTTTGTAGAAGTAAAATCTCAAACTCTTATATTAGATCCTTATCGTAGTAATGTAGATTTTAAAGTTGGGTTGCGTATTCAGGAGTCTGTTGTCACTTCTGATTTAGATGAAAATTTAACAGATAATGCTGCTGGATATAGTAATTACACAGCACCAGGAGCTGATAGATTAAGTATATCTGCCTTATTGACAGCAATTTCTCCTGAAGAAACTGAACCATCTAATTTCATACAATTAATGGAAATTAGAGGGGGTAATTTAATATATGTACGTCAAGAAAATGATTATAATGAATTGGGAAATGAATTAGCAAAAAGAACCTTTGATGAGTCTGGTAACTATTATATTAGACCATTCTCTCTTACTACCAAAAATACTTTAAATGATTTTGAAGGTAATAATGGAATATTTAATTCAAACCAAATAACTTATAATAACAATACTCCCAGTAAAGATTTGGGATCATATAAGTTATCACCAGGGAAGGCATACGTCGAAGGATTTGAAGTAGAAACTGTTGTTCCTACATTTCTAGATTTTGAAAAACCAAGAACTACAAAACTTTTAGAAAATCAAAGTATTAATTATGTTACTGGTCCTACATTTACTTTAAATAGAGTTAGTGGTTCTCCTATCATAGGAATAGGAACTGATTATACAGTAAGCTTAAGAGATCAAAGGGTTGGTGCTGCAGGTACAACTGCTGCTGGAAAAGAGATAGGATTGGCACGTGTATATGATTTTGCACTAGAATCTGGATCTTATAATAATTCAGTTCCAACTGAGAATGAATGGGATATTGCTTTATATGATATTCAAACATACACAAATATAACTTTAAATACTAATCCAACAAATGCTTTAGTTGTTCCAACTCATATTAAAGGAAAATCTAGTGGTGCTGTAGGATATTTAAGATATAATTCTGTTGGTACTGCTATTACTGCATATAATACTAAAGGAACTTTTATTACTGGTGAGCAACTAATCTTTAATGGAGTTGAGAGTGGAAATATTTCAGCAGCATCCACATCTTATACTACAAGTGATATTAAATCTATTAATGGAACTGTAAGTACAGCAAGTACTTTTAATGCTGATGTAAAACAAAGTTTATTTGCTAATCTTGGAGAAGTTAATATTAGTGCAGCAACTACTTCAGGAGCATCTTTAGGAATTTCTACAGTTACAAATACTGATCCTAGTAAATTTTTCATTGGAATAGCTACAGTTGGAAATATTGTAGAGTATAGCAATCCAGGAAAAACCACTGTTTCCTACGCAAGAATTGAAAGTGTTTCTCAAAATTCTTTAACTATATCTGGAGTTACTACTGTTGCTGGTGTTTGTGAGGGTGGATTGCCTACTATAATAGCTCCC